TCCAGACCCAGCCGTGACGCTTCAGCACCTCGGTGTAGACATCCTTCATCACCCCGTTGCGAGCAGACTTTGCGCGACCGTGGTCTGCGTTGGCTTGGGCCAATTCCCTGTACACGGCGCTGTAGTCGAGGCGCAATGCAATTGTCATTGCGCGAGCGCCACAGTCGGCTGCCGCGCCCTTGTAGCCTGCGGCCTTGCGGCCTCCGTCGTTGTATTGATATTTCATTTCGCTGTCCTCTTCGCTGTTATCTTCGCTGTCCGGTCATGCGACCGTGATGTAACTTTACTTTACACAAACGGGCACTGTCAACCCCCTACCTCAAATTATTTTTAGGGGAGGGGTTCCCCCTTGCTGGAGGCCTGCGCGGCCTTGATAAAGGCTTCAAACCGCTCGTTCGAACTCCACAGGCCACGCAGGCTCTTGCGCAGCGCTGCGCGGTCGTCCGCACGCTGGCTTTGCAGCCGGGTGATCTCCTCCGTAATCTTCTCAATCTTTGCCGCAGCGTCGAGGATCGGGAAGCCCACTTCTGAGAGGTACTGAACTTGATGTTCGATTGCCATAATCGTGTTCCTTTCAAAGTTGTGCGAAGGCGCACACTCCGGACGCCCGAAAACGTCGCGGGTTTGCGTCATCAGTCTCCGTTCAGCCAGTCGCGTGCGATCTGGCGTGCTTCCTGAATGGTGTCCGCGCAGCCAAGATAGCTGTCGCAGTCCTTGTCGGCGAAAACTTCATAGACCTCGGCGTCCGAGTCGAAGCGGATGACGGTGAGGTTGCGAGAGTCGTTTGGGGCAACGCGCACGAGGCTCATGACTGCACCACGACGACGCGGATGCCGTTCGCGGAGTCCTGACCGACGTAGTGTACGACTTGCTCCTCGCCCGCCGTGGGGTGGTGGGCGTGGGTCTGAACGGCGCTGACCAGCCGCGAGATCAACTCCAGCGCGTCCTTCACGCTCAGGGTTAGTTCGACCGTCTTTTCGCCCATCGATACTTTCTGTTCGCGGATGTCCATAGTCGTGTGTCCTTTTAGCGTGAGGTAACTTTGACGGAAAAAACTGCGGTGGTCTTGGTGTGGCGGGCAATCTGCTCGGCAGTCGCGCCCAACTCAGCCAGCAGGGCTTTGTTGTCAACCACAGAGCGGTTGGACTCCGAGTACGTTGCCTTGAACATCGCGCCCTCGACAACCTTGGCACCGCCGAGTGACGCTACGTCCTTGATGCCGTCCTTGATTACCTCTGCCCGTTTGGTCAGGTCGGCAATTTGCGCGAGCAGTGCGCCGAGGGTGTCTACGCTGCTGGTCTGGAGGTCGTTGTTCATTTTGTTTCCTTCGCTGTCCTCGCTGCTTAATTGCAGCCAGTGATGTAACTTTATATTACACCAACGCCTCCGTCAACTGTTTTTTTAATTATTTTCAACTATTTTTTTCTTCCATTAAATTCAACAACTTACTGACGTCCTCCAGCAGGTCGTCCTCGTCGTAGCCCCAGTGTTTGACGAAACCCCTCGTACCAAGGCCGTGGAGGCCCGTAGCGCCCCTGTGGTGCTCTGGGCATAGGGGTATGACCTCCATGTGGCTTGCGCGGTTAGAAAGCCCCCTCCCGGCCCTCCTGTGATGGATTTCTGCGGGAGTGTCTGGATGGCCTAGCCTGCGGCAGACAACGCAACCCAGTTCAGCTACCCGCCCCATGTGCCTGCGCTCAGCAATCGTGGTCATATCGTGGCCTTCCCCTCCGCCCGATTGTTGGCCTGCTCTGTTCTCCAAATTTCCACACGAAGTTCTGCGGCGGTGATGTCCCACTTCAGCTTTTCTTCTATCTCCACCGCTGCTTGCAGCCCCTTGAGCAACTCGACCATCTCAGGGTGAGCGTAAGCCTCGCGCTCCTGCGCACCGATAGCGGTCTCCATCGACCGCTTCATCAAGATGCCCTTCAGGCTCTTGCGAAAGTGTTCGATGTACGTTCGACCTGCTTTTGCCTTTGCAAACAGCGCGGCGTTCTTCAGGATGTAGTCAACCGCCTTGTGTGGATCTCTGTCGTCGCTCATGTCATCGCCTCAATTTTTACTTTCACCATGCCGCCGATTTCATCTGCCCAGTAAATTCTCAAGTCTTCAATCAATGCGTCGTCATCCATCACCCCGGCGTGCGTCATTGAGTCCAGCAACGCCTTCAGCAAATTATCCAGATCGCGACGACGACGGTCTGGGCGGAACGCTTGGATCTCTACCCTCACCGCATGATCAAGATGCTTGGCGGCTCGCTGCAACATCACCTGATCAGCCACCACCTTCCGATACTCGCGCCCCTGCTTGCTGATGAGGACGCGCCCTTGGAATTGCCTCCAGTAGGTATTGACAGTCGGAGGCCACGGCAAAGTTATTTCCACCACAGCTAAATTCAATGCTGAGTCTTCACTTTTCATTTCCAATCTCCGTAGTTACCCCGATTGCCCCTGTCCCACTGCGCCCTAACGTCAGCCTCAAGCCGGGACTTTGGATGCAGTTCGTTCCACCCCGTCTGATATCTCCCAACGTCGTCAACGTAACCTTTGAGCCAGCGGTGGGCTTTGTCTCGACTCTCAAGGCGCAATTTAATAATTGCCCTGACGAGACATCGATGGCGATGCTCATCGTCTCCCTCACCCTCTTGCGCCACATTCAAAATCTCCCCTGATCGTCAAAAGACATAGGCACAGAGTCGTAGTTCTCCAAAAACTGCTGGCTGTCTTTGTGATACCACAGGCTGTACCAATCCTCGGACTCGCCGTTGCGTTGCTTCTCGCACATCAGGTGGGCGTCGGGAATCATTGAGTCAACCGCACCGCTCTGTGCGTCATGCTCTTTTTTCTTGTTGCGCCAGACCATCAAGACGTTGTCCACTTGGTCGCTGATTGATCCTGAGCCTTTGATGTCGTTCTTGTTTGGCTTTATTTCTTCGCTCTGCAATTTTCGGATGTGGTGAATCAGGTGAACGTGGATGTTGTGGTCACGCGCAAGAGATGTAATTTCGTCAACGAACATCTTCTGCGCGTTGTAGTCATCTTCACCGGACACGCACTTCATCAGGCTGTCGATAAAAACGTGCTGCACGCCCAACTCCACCGCGCTGTAACGTGAGACCGCAATGACCTGCTGCGCAGTCACCGTGCCTTGTTGGTCATAGAGCCAAAGGTGAGCGTGGGCAAAGACTCTCATGCGAGTGATGAGGCTTGTCAGATATCTGGCTTTGTCTGTGTAGCGCGGGAAGTCAATGTTCTCACCAGCAAATTGGCGGAGCATACGAAACAGTGTGCGCTTGGGCTTCATCTCAAACGAAGCAATCATCACGCGCTGGCCCTGCTTGATGAGGCCCATTGCAATCTGGCCCGTCAACATTGACTTGCCGCCACCGTTACCTCCAGCGTACAAGGTAACCTCGCCTGCGCGGAATTGAAACCCTGCATGGGTCTTAGTCCAAGGCATGGTCTGGGACACGCCCACCACGGGACTGCCAATCTCAGCTTCAATCTCATCCAAGAATTCACTTGCGCCCTTGACCTTCTGGGCCACATCGTGGGCCTTGAGGTACTTCTCAAAGTCCACCTCGTCAGGCCGAACAATGCGGATGCGACGAGCCTCGTCCAGTTCTTGTGCTCTTTTTTGTACGTCAGACGTTTGCATATTTGATGGCCTCTTCAATTCGCTGTTGGGATAATTTCATTCGCTCTCTGTCGCCGTCGCTCAACTTCTTGCCTTGCCCCATGTCGTAGGCGCAGATCGATACCACCAACGCCTCAAACGCGATGATGCGCATCAGGTCGGTTGCGTAAAAAGCAGGCTTCATGCTCTTCTTGCCCTCGACCGGATACTCACGCCGCTTGCCCTCCGGTGGGAACAGGTCGGTCATGCTCATGCCCAGCGCCTGCAACACGCTCAACGTCTCGCACCCCGCAAAGCAATGCACAAGGACTCGACCGTCATCGGCCTCGCGGATAGCAAGGGACGGCCCCTTGTCGTTGTGCGCAGGACAGCAAGCAGTCCATGACCCATTGCGACCCTTGACCTTAGTCAGCATACCCAACATCTTCTCGACCGGAGTCATATCAACCCTCCCCAGAAAAAAGACTTTTTTGCCTTGAGTTAAATTGAACCGACTTGTCGCCAAAAATGTTGCTGCGCCAAAGCGTAACTGTGGGCATATGGTTGTGTGATTGGGCAGGCTCAACTTTTGATATTGGAGAAATCCAGCCGATTTGTTGCATAGCCCTTGCGCCACTTACCCAAGTGTTGTGATGCAAATTGCTTGGCAAACTTAAACCCTGCGATTGACATTGCGCCCTAAATTCATCACCCATGACAACAGGACGCAGCAACAAAAAGTTTTGCATGACTTCCAAATACTTCTCGACAAAAATAGGAGATGAACGATAAGCCTTACCCCAACATTTATCAGCAAGAATCAATGCCTGCTTCATCCGCTCGGTCATATCACCCTCCTCGCTTGAGCCTGCTGGCCGTCGTCGTCTTCCCAACGACGTTGGTTGATGTACGTCAGGGGCGCAGGCTCAAAGCCCGTCGTCCACTGCTCAGACCGCTTCAAAACCGCAACGTGAGCAAGGATCTTCGTTAAGACAACGTCAAGGTCATGCTTGAGCCACTTCTTCTCGCACTCAGATCTTGCCACCTTGCGTTTTGATGTTGGCCATAGTTGCCAGAACTCGTCGAATTTCGACAATGTCTTTATATTCTTTATCTGTATCTGTATCTTCTTGGGGTTAACCTTCGGATCAGGTTCGGTTACCGATTCGGTTACGCCACCCGGAGAGCCTTTATCTACGCGGCGTTTGGGGCGACCACCCTTTTTTCCCAGCGCCCTGTTGATAGCTACTTGCGACTGATATTTCTTGATTTCGCTATCACAACGACTGTTGAAATACCCTGTTGACGTCTTTTCAAAGAACTCCCCCAAAACCGATTCGGTTATGTCCAAATCTAGGCGGATTTTCCTCGCAACCGATTCGGTATTGAGTGGGATTTCCTGCTCGCTCATGTAGTACATATCCATCAGGCGGCGGTAAGCCAAATCCTCGGCGTCGGACAGATGTACAGTGTGCGTCAGGTAGTCGCCAATGTGGAACTTGTACCAGATCATTTTATCTCTCCAAAGATGTCTGGACGCAAGGTAGAGCGCCTCACCTGCCCCTTGGTATAGCGCTCAATCGCAACGCTGAGGACTGGGCTGGGCACCTGACGGCCTGAGATGATGAGGCTCATCCAAGTCTTGCTGATACCTAGTCGCCTCGCCATCGCCAGCTTCGCCCCCCTCGGTTTCATTTCAAAAAATTCACTTAAAGTCATTCCGCTCTCCCTTCGTTGGTGTAAGTGGATAATACACGACAAAGAATATTATGCAAGCGGGTTGTATTCTGTAGTTAAATTTGGTACAGTCCAGTCTGGCTCACAACAAAAGCGAATTATGAGAGACACACAAGCGGAGCATCATCAGATGATGCTGGAACGGCAGCAGGTGCTAGAGGAGTCCCTGCGAAGGGGCATTGACGGCGTAGCAACAACCGACGACTGGCTGACCATACTCGCGGAGTGCGGTATAGACCATAGTCATTTTTTTAAGAAAATCTGAGGAGCGAATCATGGCACTAATAGCGAAGTCAAGTGGTGAAAACACGTTTGTCCCCGTCCCGCAGGGAATGCATCTTGCGCGGTGCTACCGGATCATCGATATGGGCACCCAAAAGTCGGAATACCAAGGTCAGGTCAAGCACTTGTCCAAGGTCATGTTGCAGTTTGAGATCCACGGCAACGACGACGACAACAAGCCCATCGTGACGCAAAAGGGCGAGCCTATGTCCATCAGCAAGAACTTCACGCTCTCGCTGGCGGAGAAGGCAACCTTGCGCAAAGACCTGCAAACGTGGCGTGGACGCGAGTTCACAGAAGACGAATTGCGCGGCTTTGAACTCAAGAACGTGTTAGGTGCTTGGGCAATGATTTCGGTCATCAAGGCTCTGGGCAACAACGGCAAGGAATACACCAACATCGCCGCCATCATGTCTGTGCCTTCGGCAATCAAGAAGGCGGGCATCCCAGAGGGTCACAATGACCTGACGCTGTTCTCCATCGACGAGCCTGACATGGCGCTGTTTGACAGCTTCAGCAACGGCCTCAAGGAGAAGATTGGCAAGTCGCCTGAGTGGCAATCGCGAGGCAAATCAAGCGCCCCCAAAGCCCCCGCAGGCCCATTCGATGATATGGAGGATGACATCCCTTTTTAAAGGGGCGCGGAATGCAAAACCCAAAGCATTCGTTTCTGATGGATATTGTCTTGGGCCACCCTGAGACTTATCCAGATGAATTTGTGCATTACATCTCTGAGAACTTAAACGTCTATGACGCTTTTGAGCGCGAGGCGTTTAAGGTAATCAACCGTGGATATATGCACTATAGCGCCAGAACCATCATTGAAGTTTTAAGGCATCACTCCAATCTTAGCGACAGCACTGAAACGTGGAAGTTAGCCGACCACCCAATGCCGTACCTAAGTCGTTTGTTTGCGGCTCACCACCCTGCTCACGCAAATCTTTTTTCCTACCGCACCACCAACTTGGAAAAA